AACCCTCAAAGTCCAGCAAACCAAAGAAAAAGAAGAAGCCTAGAAAGAGAACTAAATAAATATTTTGGTAAGCTGGAGAAGGCGTTTAGCTATTCTGAACTGGGCAAGATTTATAGCAGGTATGTAAAGGAGTAGTGATGGAAACAGTTGATGTTCTTGTAGGAGTAATAAGGGATTTACAGAGGCGGTTGGAAGATGAGCAATCAGTATCTCGGCGGGCAATAAGCAAGGCTGAGGAACTTGATGAAGTTCGCAAAATACACAATGAAGGAATCGGGCGGTTGAGTAGGTGCATAGAAAACCAAAAGGAAGTAATTCAAACACAAGCAGAAGAATTTAAAAGAACAGTAGCTTTCTATCAGGCAAGAGACGAGGATGGATGGGGTTATTGGAGGGATAGAACTCTACAATTAGAAAAGGAGAATAAATTTCTAAAGCAGGATAGGGACACTTGGAAATCTTGGTGCAGTTCAGGAAATAAATTACATGATGAAACTACAAAACAATTAAAAAAACAGTTAGGGGAAAGTATAGATATATTTCAAGACCTGGCTAAAGTTACCGATGGGAAAAATCATCAACTAAAGAAATTAGATACTGAAATTAAAGAGATACATGAGAAATGGTTAAAGGCAGAAGCTGAAAAGATGGAGTGGTTGCAAGCTGGGTATGCGAGGCGATAGAGTAGATGCCATTAAATAAAGACATTGAGAATATATTAGACCCCATTTTAGCTACCTTCTCAGAGACACTAGAATCAACGCTAGGCGGTCAATTGGCTGAGGTCTATATCTCAGGTCAAGCAGAGATGGTAACTTGGGGTAAAACAAAAGGTGGTGTTCCTATAGCCTATGAGGGGCCACCCATTCAGGGGGCGATAGACTGGGCTAATAAGCATTCCGCAACATTAGTCAAAGGATTAGATGAGGAGACTAAGAAGAGATTAGCCTATACTATCAGCCAAGGAATAGAAAACAAACGGGGTATCCCTGGATTATCAAGGGATATAAGAACCACCTTTGTTGATATGAGCAGGCATAGAAGTGAACTCATAGCGAGAACTGAGACAGCCAATGCTCTTAGTCAGGCCAGTTTAGACACAATGGAAGATATGGGAATAGACGGCAAGGAGTGGGTGACCGCAGGTGATGACAGGGTAAGTGAAGAGTGTGAAGCCAACGAGAATGAGGGGGTAATACCTGTTGGGCAGGCTTTCACAAGTGGAGTTATGGCTCCGCCTCAACATCCTGATTGTAGATGCACAGTAGCCCCTGCGAGATTACCAAGATGACAAAAGACGAGGAACTCAGGTGCAAGGGATGCAATAAGAAACTCGGCGAGGAATTAGTAGGACGGGTAGCCATTGTTTGCCCCCGTTGCAAGAGATACAATACCTTTGATACTAACGCTCTACCAAAGCAGTATTCTAATCATAAGATATTGGGCTTGACAGGTAATACAAAATAGTGGTATGCTTATAAGGTATGAGTGCGAATAGCGAGGCAATGAAGAGGTGGCGTGCGGAGAATCCTGATTATATGCACAATTGGTATATACGGAATCGGGAAACTCTTTTAGCACGAGGTAGACAATGGCGCATAGACAATAAAGAAAGAATGGATTATTTGAACAAGAGAAACTACGAATTTAATGGTGAATCCATTCGTGCATCTGTTAAGGGGTGGGCAGAGGAAAACCCCGAGAAAGTAGTTGCACAAAACGCATTTAGGAAAAAGGTTATAAGCGGAGAAATTGAAAGACCCGAAGCCTGTTCCCGTTGTGGTTTGGGGAGCGTTAGGATAGTCGGACACCATGAAGACTATTCTAAGCCATTTGAGGTTATATGGCTGTGTGTTTCTTGCCATAAACGGATTCATGCAGGAACTTTAGTTTTAGTACCCTAACAACAACTAAATAATAAAGTGCTCATTAGAAGCCGTTTTTATGTGCTCTTAGAAGCCGTGAAAGCGGTTCTTTTTTATTTTAGGGGTAGGTAACCACAAACCCACTGGTATTAGGCCTGAGTAGGGAATGGAAAGCGAATACTCTATGAGTCCTGCCTACCCCCCTTTAGTGGAGGAATTATGCCCTATACAGTTGACAACCCACCTGAGCAAATTGAGAAACTTCCTAAACACGCAATAGAGATTTGGGTTAGTGCTTTCAATGCTGCCTTCAAGCAATATAAAGGTGACGAAGGTAAATCGGCAGGAACGGCTTGGGCTGCGGTTAAGGCTAAGTATAAGAAAGTAAATGACAAATGGGTAGCCAAGGAGGCTATTCATGCTCACGGAGAACATACTTGTGTTTGCCCTGAATGTAATAAGGAAGCGGCTGTAGCTGAAAATATAAAATGCAATACCCAGTCCTGCCCAGAATGCGGAACTAAAATGAGGGCAAAGGATATTGGGGAGCGGAGGGAATCTATGCTGAGTGACAAGAACAAGAGTAACTTACTCAAGTCAGCGTTAATGTCGGAATACAAAATAGGGCAGTCGGTACCTATACCAAAAAATCTAACCATAGATGAGGTTTTTGGAGACAAGGTTGTTTATGACGTTGACGGGCAGCTCTATGAATCCAGTTATGAGATGGACGAAGAAGGCAAGGTTACATTCAGTGACCCTAAGAAAGTATTAAGCACTAAGGTATATAAGCCGATGGAGTCCCTACAAACTGCATACTCCGAGATTATACAGGAGGCAGGTAAACGCAATGCTTCTCTTGATGCTGCCAGAGTAAAGAAGATAGTTGAATTATGTCAGGAGCTTTTATCCTCTGAAGAGCCGGAAGAAAAGAAAGCCAAAGAAGCTTTAAAAGAAGCTACCGCAGTTCTAAAAATGATTAAAGAGCAGGTTGCTATGAAAACAGAAGATGGTATTAAGTTTCCCGCTGCTGCCTTTGCCTATGTTCCAGATGCTGAGAAATCAACNACCTGGAAGCTTCGGCTTTGGGAAGACCCGACAAAAAAAGCCACCCGAGCACAATTAGGCAGAGCAGCAGCAGCCCTTAGTCCTGGCGGATTCAGCGGGCAGAAGGCAGCGATACCCGCTACTGCTTTAAGCGAGGTCAAAAGGAAGATAAGAGCCGAGTATAGAAAATTAGATGTAGCAGATGAGGACATACCAAGATGGGTTAAAGAAACTATGACACGGGAACTTGTACAGAATTATGTACCATTAACAGAAGCCAAGTTTGACAAAGGAAGAGCTACGGTAATAGTTATCAAGCCTGGATTTAATGCTTCTGAAGATAGGTATTATCCTGCTGAAATGCTGAAAAGGGATTATAAGGTGTTTGAAGGTCAGAAGATGTACGCTGACCATCCAACAGAGCAAGAAGATAAAGACCTTCCTGAGAGGTCTATAAAGAATACGAGCTGGGTTGCTGTGCTGAAAGATGTATCGTGTGATGAGACTGGAGTTGTTACGGGTGTTGCTGAAATCATCGAGCCCTGGTTGATGACGAAGTTAGCCACACTGCGAGATAAGAAGCTGCTTTCAGAAATGGGCATTTCAATCAATGCAGTAGGCAAGGCTTCTAAAGCTACCATCGATGGTAAGGAAACACTGGTGGTAGAAGAACTCACAGGAGCTAGGTCAGTTGACTTTGTAACTGAACCTGGAGCCGGAGGGACTGTCACATTCTACGAGTCTGATAGAAGTCGAGATGTAGATTTGGTCGAACTATCAGCATTAAAGGAGAGACGCCCTGATTTGGTTAAACTTATAGAAGCTGATGTCAGGACAAAAATACTCAAGGAGGCTAAACGAATGTCTGAACAGGAAGACAGAATTACGGAACTGGAGGGTCAGATAACTACGCTGACAACGGAGAGGGACACTCTCAAGGAAGCTGCTGAGAAGGCGGAGAAGGATAAGGCAAAAGCCGAAGCACAAGCCTCAATAAAAGAGGCTGTAGACAAGGCCGAGCTACCCAACGCTGCTAAAGAGCGGATGATTGAGAGGTTCAAGGATGCTGAGTCTGCTGATGGAATAGAGGAAGCGATACAGTCTGAAGTGGATTATATCGCCAAACTATCTGAGGCAGGTAAGGTAAAAGGATTTGGTCAAACTCAGGCTGAATCTGACAAGGACAAAGAAGGTCTAAAAGAGAGCTTCAAAAAGAGTTACATTGCCAATGGAGAATCTGAGGAAGATGCTGAGAAATTAGCAGAAACCGCAGTCTCTGGGCGCTAGAAGGGAGCTAAAGCCTAACGGGTAAACAGGCTGAGACTGTCATATTAGACAAATAAATCAAAAATATAGGAGGCAATAAAATGCCAGGAACACAAGTTGGTGTCTATGCGGGAGAGGAAACCGCAGGAACCGAAGTGTCGTCCACTTATGAAGGTAGACATCTCACTGTACTAGAAACTGAACTTATCCACCCTTTTAGGGCAGGTGGATTCGTAAACAAGGGAGACCCCGTTGTCTTATGTGATGCAGGGGTTCCAGGAACATATGGAAGGGCGGTAGGAGTTGCCCTTTCAACCGCCACAGCCCTAACCGACTATATCGCTCTTGATAC